GTTCACGTTCGGTTGGAAGTACTCCGGGCCGCTCTCATTGACCTGATACAGCATGCCAGCAGAGACCGGGCCGCCGCTTGCTTTCGCGCCGCCAAAGAGAGTCGGCAGGACGCTCGATCCGCTGAGCCCGAAAATGGTATTGAGGATTGGATTTATGATCGTGAGACGCGCCAGCATTTCAATGACTGATTTCCCGATGACGGTTGTCAGCGACTTGAATGCGTTCTCGCCGGAAATAACCATGTCGGCGAATGCCGAGGACGCACGATCTCCGACAGAGTCGAAGATTTCGAACATCTGTTTTTGAAACACAGTCCAATCTGCAACAAGTGATTCTGGCGTTTCTCCGCCATCATCAAAACGCACCTGCGTGAGGTTTGGCGTGCTTTCGCTAATCTTCTCATGCAAATCAGCGCGAATCCGAACCGCCTGATAGCCGGTCAGTGCGCCTTGCTTTTCAAGCTCGTTCACTTTCTCAAGCTGCTTCTGGTACTTCTCCATCGGGGTAAGCACCGCCTCGAACATGCGGGCACCCTCGGCGAGAGCCTCGTTGCGCTTCTCGTTTTCGTAAAGTAGCGCTTCGCCCGCCAGGTTGGCAGCCTCTTGAATCGCCGTCAGGCGGGCCGTCTCTTCAGCCAACTTTGCCGCTGCCTTGGAAGCCTCTTCATCGGCCTTCTTTGCACGCTCGCGCAGCGCCGCCGCCTCGGCTGCTGCCGCTTTCTGCTTTTCCTGTCGTTCCTTTTCCGCCTTCTCCTCCTGCTGGGAAAGAATACTGCGTTGGTCTGTTGCCGATTTCCCGCCAATCCCAACGGAAGGATTGTAAACGCCGGACCGTGCAACGGCGCTAGAGTCAGGCGGCGCCAAGATGCCGGTAACCGCACGTGCCGAAATGAGTTTTGTCGTATCCCAAATCCGCTGAAGCGCATCACCCGCTTCGTCGAGTGTCTTCAACTGCTCCGGCGTAAATCGGACGTTTTCAAATTCCTTTGACAGTTGACCGAAGCCTTCAGTTCCAAGTCGCTGTAATACCTCGCGTAGCTTCGGCGCGTTCTTGGATCCAAGTATGTCGAGAGCCGCATTGAACGCAGCCTCCTTGTCAGTCGCATCTTGGATCTGTGCAGCAATCAGCGTGAATTGCTCTTCCGGTCTAAGAGCCTTCAGCCCTGCCGCCGTAAGGTGGAGCTTGGCGAATGCATCGACCGCGGTCTTTGACCCCTCGGCAGCATCCTGAACAGATTCAGCCAGCTTGTTGAACGCGTTGGCGATCTGCTCGCCGGTAACTCCAGACTCCTTCCCTGCGTTGGCAAACGTCTGAAATGCATCTGTACTCAGGTTGGCCTGTGTCGCAAGGTCCGTGATCTTTCCGCCAAGATCCAGGATCGACTTTCCAAACGAAACAATCGCTCCAAAGCCAACGCCAATTCCGATTGAGCCAAGCGTTGAGTTGATTGCCCTAGCGGCCTTTTGTAGGTCCGACTGCATGCGCCGCCCCATTGACGCAATCTTCTGATTGCTCGCCTTTATCTGCGCATCAAGCCGCGCAAGCTCCAGATTCAGCTTGATGTTCAGCTCGCCAACGCTGGTGCTCATGTCGCAGTCCTCGCTTTCCGACGCGCCAGACGTTTCGCAGCGATCTGCACCTCTGTGCCTATCACTCGCGCAATGTCCTTCGCAGCTCGGTGTTTCCCAGACTCAAATGCAGGGCGAAGGAATGGTTTTGCCGGAACAAACTTTTGCGAGCCGCCTGATTCGCGCTTGGTCTTGCCCGTCTTCGTCTTTACTGAAACACCTGACGGCTTACGCGTGAAGTGACCAAACTCCACAAGATGACCGTACTTGTGCGCGAGCCGCCCGTCTTTCCGAAATCCTTTCCTTGGGCCAATGATCGCCGACATGTTCCCGCTGCGAAACTTTACCACCTTGAACCCGAGCGAATCACGCAGGTTTCCAGTATCTACTTTGACGCGAGAACGCGCATCATCGAGGATTGGGGTCAAAGCAGTCACCAGCGCATTCAAGCCAATCTTCGACTTGGTCGCTTTACCCAACTCAGCGAACGTGCTCGCGAGTTCCTTCTGGCCTTCGATTTGAATGCTAATCATCGATCTCGGCGATCTCGCAAAGGTCTTCAGCTTTGACGCTAGGAGCGCCTTTCTTCCGGTGGATGTTGATCAGCACGGCCAGCAGTCGGGCATGGCGCATCGCAATGCGCCGTTCCCGTAGTCGCCAAGCTCGATCGAGTTCCTTCATGTCTGCATGATCTAGCTTTGCCCATTCGTCGAAACCGATGCCGAGTTCGACGCGGGCAAACGCTCGTTCCCGGCGAAGTCGTTTTTTTCACTCTTCGTTTCCGACGGCAGTCCGAGCATGATTGCGTCATGGATGGCCTTTCCGAGTTCTGTAACGATCTCCGGCGTGACATGCTCCGCGAGGTCTTCGGGCGTGTCGTATGGGTTTTTCTCATACAGACACGCCCAAAGCCACGCACACAAAGCCCCGAATGACTTCTTCGGCTTGCCGAGGTCGACAAGATCATAAGGCCGCTCAAGCGACGCCATGCGATACCGCGCCCGATTGTCGAACCGGATGCGATGGACCTTCCCGCCAAATGGAACAGATATGAAGTGATCAGGCATCGCGTCAGGTCACAGTAATGTTGCCGCTCACCTTGATTTCCATCGTCGCGCTGAACGCGCCGTTCACCGGGTTGGAGAGGGTGATGCCTTTGATGTAGCCGGAGAAGTCCAGAACCTTGGTGTCAACGCAAGTAACCTTGAAAACGGTCAATGTGTCGGCTGCTGCTCGGGTTCGCATCGCGGCATGATGCGTGTTGGTGCCGTCCCAAATGAGCGGGACGGTAAACGACTGAGTGCGGGCTATTCCGAGGATTGTTTCCTCGAAGCCTCCCGCGCTGTCGTGCGTCGTGACGTCGATTTCGTCTTTCGTTCCGATCAAAGGAACATCGAAATCGCCGACACTTGGAATCGTCGAAAAGACGGACGGTCCGGTCGATGATTCGTAGGCAAGGATTGTGCCTTTAGCTGCTTTCTTGGCCATGTCAGTTTATGGGTTGAGGGTTTCTAACGCGTGCACGTATGCACGAAATCACTACGCGGCTTCATTGTGCCACACGGTGAAATCCACCGTGCAGCTAAACAAATTCACGTCGTCTGAATAAATGTCCTGCTCATTGCTCCAGGTCGCAGGCCCCGCCGCATGGTTGCCTTCCATCACCGCCTTGACCGCAGCGCGGGCAGCCGCCGCCGACGCGTAGCTATCGGAAACGCACGTCACTTGAACGGTATTCTCCACGAGTTGCGCCGTCGCGTCATGGCTATCTTGCGGAACGGTCGCGATCCGTTGCCAGAAAAGATAAGGAGTCGCAGGGTGTTGCGTCGTCATTACGGCGAACGCACGCGTTCCGACCAGCGCCGTAATCGACGCATCAGAAAGAAACGCTGCCATGCGTGCATCAAAGGTCATGGCTTCAGTGCCCTCCCGAACACGCGTTGAAATGGCGTCCGATCCTGCGGCAGAATGTACGTGATCTCGTACTTAAGCCCGTCGAGGGTCCGCAGCCTGTCACGCTCCGTGAGCCCGCTATTGCTGCGGATGATAAACGCAGCATCCGCCTCGGCTGCCGCCTGACCGACGGCGCGAAATTCGCGCCCGCCAGGATAGTCGATCTTCGCCCAAATCTCGGGCGATTGGTCCGCAAAGGTCCGCGTAGGCGCGCCGTTCGCGTCGCGCCCTTCGGTGCACTTCTCAATCGTGACTGGCTCTGTCATGTTCATTTCGTCGCCTTCGTCGCCGGCCCCTTGGCTTCGCGAACGCTCGGCACTTTCAGCCCGCTTTCCTTGTTCTCGTCCTGAAGCAGCCAGACCCACTCCTGCTGGTCGTCAACGGTCCAGATTTGCCCGAAGCGAAATGCGTATTCGCGCTTGAGGTCCTCGATGTCTCGGCGCGTGCTGGCGACGCTCTGCCGCACTTCGTCGCGTATGTCGCGGACGAAATTAGCGCACGCCCAACCCGCCCAAACGAGCGTTGCGATGCCAGCGAATGAGAACGAAACGACTGTTTTTTGGGGGATTGTCATAACGAGATCAGGGTTGATGGGTTGAGTCATGCATGCTTGGAAATGCGGCGTTTCTCGTGACGATCAAGAAAGCCGTCAAAAATGGTTGTGGCCAGTTCACCGGCGGCAGCGTCCTTCTGCCGTAGCACGGACATGCCCTTGCCGAGCGCGACCGGGATGCCGCCGAGTGCGATGCGGACGTACAGCCATCCGGCAGCGAGAATGACCGTGAGGCCGATGAGCCCCCACTTTATCAACCGCATGTTCCGAAGTTCATTCGCCAAAGAGTTCTCCCGCTCGAAACCGGATTTCAGGCTGGCGTTAGCAGCGTCTAGTTTCGCGTTGAGATCGGCAATCGTGCTCGTTGCCGAGGCGAGTTCAGTGCGACGCAAGGCGCGCTCGCTCTCGCCCTTCGCACGCAGTTCAGCGTTTTCGCTGAGCAGCCTCTCGACCTGCATCTTTAGCCCGCTCGTCTCATCGTAGGTCAGCGGACCTGCAACCTGATCAAGCGCCGAGACGGCGGCAGCGTTGCTCTCCTTCGCGACCTCGACAGCGCGAGAATCAGGCGCAACCTCAAGCGCGAATTTGGTTTCATGAACGGCGCGTTGCGCTTCCTTTGTCACTTTCGCCGCAGCATCGTTTCGCTGATCGGTAAGCTTCTCGACCTTGCGCGCCTCACGGCCACTGCCCCACGTCATCGGATTCCACCAGCGCACGTTTGAGCCGGTCGACGAGCAACCGGAGAGAATGATCAGAAATGGAAGTGCGTACCTCATTTGATGGCGACGGTTGCGGCATAACGCGGAGCACGCGCAAGCCGCACGCGGTTTGTATTCGGAATGCTCCCGCCCGCCGGATTGACGGTCAGGACCGCCGCAGCACT